CTAGACCCAGGGAAGTAGCCCATAAATCCCTTGTTGTTCGTCTTTGGGTGTAGTACGGTCACCACGTAGGAATTCCATGCTAATCCCGATCAAACTCAAGCTAGCAGCCCCGGAACCTGTGGATGATGACTTGGAGATTGGTGAGTTCCAGGTAGCAGAGTACATCATCTTCCTTCTGGCCTTGGACACCTATGAGCGGTACGCCGAAGAGACCTCTGGGGTTGACGACGTCGAGGATGACCTGATCAGGAAGGGTCTCAAAGTCCTTCGGATGGCTGATACTCAGATTGATGCCTACCGAGAGTTCCTTGAGAGCCACCTGTCCAAAGAATCCCAGAAGATGATGCTTCGTCGGGCTTTGAACCTGAAGGTGTCAAACCCAGCGTCGGCGGCTCGAAGGGCTCTTCACTTCAGGACGCTTCTTACTCGCGGCGGGTCTGCTACGGTGAAGGGGATTCTGTCGAATCCCAAGTACCTACGTCAGGTCAAGGTGGCAATCGCGGCTTCGATGCTCGATGATGCGGACAAGGCTCTCGACACCTTTGCCGCTATTCCCATGACCAATCTCCGGATGCGGAATTGGATTGATGTAGCTGCTAAACAAGCGGGATCCGGTGAGTTTGCCCCATCCCCAGTGGATAGTGCTTCGAATGTAGCGTCCGCTTCAAATGAGATCGCGGCCACCAGTATCAAAGAAGCTGGGGCTGATGGTGCAGCGTCGGGGCAGGTTGAGCAGAGGTCCCGCTCTGTGATGCTCCCCGAAGTACAGGGTGACGCCACGAAGGCAGCCGAAAAGTCTTTGGAGGTCAACCAGCAACTAGATGAACCACCAAAGAAGTCTGAGGTGGTGGGTATCGCGACCGCGGCTGCTGTTGCCGCCATGAGTGACCCCAACATCCCTCAGAACATCCCGTTGGCCCTGAGGAACCTGGACGACGAGCAAAGGGCGGCAGCCCTTACCGGTGGTCGCGTGAAGGTGGCAGCAGGGGCAGGCTCAGGAAAATCAACCACCCTGGTAGCTCGCATCGACTACCTCGTGAAGGATGGGAGGGTCAACCCCGCTCGAATCATGGCGTGTTCGTTCAACCGTAAGGCAGCCTTGGAGCTGAAGGACAAGATCTCCAAGAAGGTTGGAGAGGGGTCCTCCGGAATCCAGGTTGGGACAATGCATTCGCTATTCGCGAAACTCATTGTTGGGACTCGGGACACTCCGGGCTTTGGTACTCGTGAGGAGCAGGACATGCTCCGACCACCGAGGCTCATTGCCCCATCGGGTAAGGGTGTGAAGAGTATCAGTCCCTCATCTCTAGCTCAGGCGATTCGTGGCATGTGGGCAGAGTGTGGTCCAGATTCATTCGTTTCTAGGTACGGGTACCCCAGAGAATGGGTACTAGAGCCTCCAAAAGCTGGAAAGGCCAAGCTCTTGCTCTCCGCTTGGCGCGGGAACGACATATCACTAGAGGAAGCCAAGGCTTCTGTTACATCTAAGAATGAAGCACAGGCTGTCATTTGGTATGAGATGTACTTGGGTCTCAAGGGTGACATCCCTGGTTGGCGCCCTCCGTGTAACCCCTCGAAGCCCTTCGAGAACTTCATGGGTAGAAATCGCAAGGGCGGGGAACGACTTGGCGACCTGGACGACATGCTCAAGATCCTACGGGATATTCTGAAGCGTGACCCTAAAGCTAAGGCTGTCATCCAAGGCATGTACGACCACATCTTGGTGGACGAGGCTCAGGATCTCAACACGGTTCAGCACCAGATCTTCGCCATGATGTCCGAGCAGATCACTCAGGACTCAAAGGATAAGTCGATCTGGATGGTAGGCGACGAGAAACAAGCCATCTACCAGTTCCGAGGGGCAAAGCCTGAGTTGTTCGAAGGGCTCGAAGAGGGTTGGACCACGAGAAACATTCGTACCAACTATCGATGTCAGCCTGAGATCGTAGAGGCAGCCAACTCCCTCATCGCCCATGATGGGGATGGTACAGTGGTTCCTTCAATATCTGATCCACGCAAGGATCGGGGTCGGGCTTCGATTCAAGTTTCGACTCCTGAAGATAATGTGGCGGCGGCTATCGAAACCATTGGTCGATTCCAAAAGGACATCTCTGAGGGGTCCCAAGCCGAAGACTACGCGGTCCTTGCTCGAACCAATGCTGAGCTGAATGACTTCGAGACGGCCTGTATCATCAACGAGATCCCTTATATTCGTCGAGGTGGTAAGGGGTTCTTGGAGGCCCCCGAGTCTAAAGCAGTGCTTGGTTTCATCGACTTAGCCGCTGGCAATGACTACTCAAAAATGAAGAGCTCCCTCGTGGCCGCTCTGATGAAGCCGGATCGGGCTCTCTTCATGGGGCCTGATGATGTAGAGAAGGCGGTCGACGAGGCTCTCAATGATGTCGCCCGACAGGAACGAGTGGATGTGAAGTCTATTCGTCCTGACATTCTCTTGGAGTCCAGGTACGTTCGGATGCTCGCTGACAAGTTG